TATTTTTATTCTGGAGCATATGGTGGAGGGCAATACTCTTGTAGGTATCTCCACTCTAAACAATCATTCACTGCTTACGGAACAGATCTAAAACTTTACGATGAGGAAACTGAAATGACTGCTGACGCTAAAACTCTCTATTCTTTCACTGTTGATGGTGTGGTTGCCTATGGTACCCACATTGGCACCAACAGTAGCAACCAATATCTGATTGAAGAAAAAGGTACTGGTAAGATTCATGTCTTTGATAAGAAAGATCTGGAAGAAGTTGTACCTTATACTTTTAGTGCCACTATGGGTGGTAAAGAAACCCATTATGTTGGTACTCCTGGTGCTCTGAACAAAGGTGATGTGCTACTCTACACTGGTTCCAGCACTCCTCAAGTTGCCGTGGTAACTGGTGTGGATACAAAAAACAAAAGTGCCCGATCCAAGTTCAAGGGTGCTAAAATCGTAACTGAGGCAATCTGATGAAAACTACTACTGCTATTGGTGTTACTTTTGGTGTAATTGTTCTTGTTGTTGCTGGACTTCTTTTTGAAGCGTGGTTGCTTGGTTTGATTCTATCTTGGTTTGGTGTTAATTTTACGATCTGGCAAACTTTTGCTATGGTCTTTCTTGCTAACCTTATTTTCAAAAATACTGGAGTATCTTCTAAATGAAACAACAAAACGGATTTATTGACCCCGCTGCTATTCTGTTTATTGGTGGCATCTTTGTGATTGGTGGTCTCATCTTCATTGGTGGTCCTCAATACAACGTATGGCAACAATCTCTTGCAGGTAAAGCAGAACTGCAGAAAGCAGAATATACTCGTCAGGTAGCAGTTCTTGAAGCACAAGCAAAGAAAGATTCTGCACAACAACTTGCTGATGCTGAAATCATCCGTGCTCAAGGTGTTGCCAAGGCAAACCAAATCATTGGTAATTCACTGAAAGATAATCGTGAGTATCTTCAGTATCTGTATATCACGGGCATTGAAGATGGTAGCAAGAATGGTAATGTGACGATCTATGTTCCTACCGAAGGTGGTATGCCTGTTCCTACACTTCAAATGAACAAATGAACAAAAAGCACATTGTCGCTGGATTGATTAGTCTTGCAGTCATTCTTGGTTGGAATATGTTTCTAATCCAGCGTGATGATTCTCTCCATAAAGCGTATTATCGCCAACAAGCAGTTCAACAAATGAAATGAGCTTAGGAATTGCTTTTGCAATCTACACTACACTGGTTGCATTTGTATCGTCCATTATGATATATTACTTCAAGGTAATGTATCCTACTGAAGAAGCACAACTTAAGGAGAAATCCAAATGATCCCCAAACAACTCCGCGACCTTATTAAACAAGCAGAAATGGACAAAGTAGCAGAAGAGTTCTGGAAAGAAGTTGAACGCGAAGCAGCAAAAATGGAAGTGACTGTTGACTATTATCTTGCAGAGTTTTATTGACAAACTGCAATCTTAAACTTATACTAAAGGACTAATTTACAAATACAAATGGCACAAAAGTTTCTTTATATCGTTGATCACTTTTGCAACTTTCCCCGTTCAGAATATGGAGGAGTTTGGAACGTGATTGCAGAAGATGACGATGAATGTTTTGATTTGATTAAAGATTATGATGAGGGATTCAATGAAGAGTTTTATGTAAATCTTCGGGAAAAAGTAGTTAATGCAAGAACTTATGCTCTTGCTGAAGATGTAGAATCTGCTGTAGTTGAATCCTTTACGACCTGATGACTCACAACGTTGCTCACACTAATAAAATAGTGTTTGATTTAAAGACACGGTATCAAGAACGCATTGAACAACTGCAAAATAAAATTGCAGAACAAGAACACGAAATCTCACAACTGCAGAAGCAAATTGAGTATATGTCGCGAGATAAGTTCTATGACTGTTGAAGTTCCACTTCTTCCTTATTCTCCTCCTGAAGGATACTATTATGAGTATGAAGAGTTCAAGCGAAATGTTGTCAGTATTTGGTTATGCAACACTCGCAAGTTTGTCTATAATGGCGGTGCTCCAACCAGGACTATACACTCCTTCTACAATACAAAAACCAGAGAATACTTCTCCCCCATCAATAGTAAGTCCATCGGTGCTCGTGTAAATATCAAGGAAACGCGAAACTACACTACGATGCCTATCAAACAGTCTCCATTGGATGCGTTTTTTGTTTAGATATGGATTACACTCCAAGAGTCAACGACTATGTAAAATGGACTAAAGGTGTTGAGGGTTGGGTTTATTTCAAGTGCGAAGAATACATCACTATTGAATACAATGTTCGCCCCAAAGATGAACTCAACTATCGTGCTTGTTCTATTCACGCAAATGAAAGATTGCTTGTAATTTGTTATAATAATCAATGGAAACAGTTGGAGTATGTTAAATCAAGACAATCAAAATATGAAGAAGAACAAAACTGTCTGGCGACTGCTTGCTAAGGCACTTGGAGAGAAAGCAAGTAAATGTGATAAAGAAGCGGATAAGGTAGCACTTATCCGCCTTTTGATGTTTCTATCCATTCTTATTACTAACTGTTTCATTGTAGCAAATGCAATCCGTCATTGGAATGATGAGACTAAAATAGAAGTATATGTTGAAACTTCCACAATTCCAGAATATAAAACTCCACCTATGAAAGTATCAAATAGAACGCTGGAGTTTGAGTGAAACTAAATATTCAAAAGTACAAGTAAGATGCTAACATTCAGAGAGTTCTATCAAATCTGTGAAGGTAAGAAACCTGACACCCCACCACACGCAGTTCCTGGAACTTACAAGAGAGATGATGATGGTACTATCTCTTATACTCTTCAGAAATATGATGGTCCATTAGGTAAACCAAAGAAGAAAGAGATTGATAAGTTAGTTGTAAAGCGTAGTGGTGGAAAGGCAGTAACAAATAGATTGAAAAAGTTAGCAAAATCAGTTAATAAAATCTCTGAGGATTTGGAGCAACGAAGACAAGATCTTCGCCAGAGACAACTGAAGCAAGTTGCGACACAAAAACAAAAGGTTGCTGACTATCAAGCATCTCAAAGAGAAAAACAAAAAGTATCTGCAGAAAGAGAAAACCTGAAGAAAGAAATCAAGAGAGAGTTGCAGAATTAAAATTACTCACCTCTAAAGTGGACCTATAATGTAAGCACGAAACAAGTTATGGATTGCTTTGACGACATTCAAATCGAAGAGTTTTCTTCTTTTGATTTTGTTGAGGAAATGAATGAAGGTCTCTTTGATGAAGATGAAGAAGGTGAGCAACCTTCAAAGTTTAATTTGAATGAATACATTAACGGTAACTACGATTATTGATTATGAATCTTGATACTTACACTTTCACCGGTGATGCTGTTACCTTCATTGGTTTGGTTGGTGTTATCTCAGCGTTTATTATTGTTTCTACTGCTTTTCGCAGGTTTTTCAATTCTCCTTACAATGTTCGTGTGACGCCTAAACAAGTGTCTACTCAAACCTCTATTGACTCTGATTCTACTGTATCCTGAACAAATGACTGAACAAATCCCTAACGTGCTGCCTCACATTCGTGACCTTAAAGATGCTTGGAGGCGTCAAGATTTCAAGTTTACCAAGCAACAACAAGAAGAATATGATCTCTTGCTTGCTACTCGTCGTGAACGTGTGAAACAATTTTATGCCGAAGGTCGTGTATTCAAAGGTGCTTACAAAGCAAAGGAAGATGACATCTAAATACTAAAAAGTAGTGTTTAGATACCAATGAAAACATTTCAGGAGTTTATGTCTTTTTGTGAAGAAGTTGAAGACAAGTCCAAAGTATTAGGATTTGCTGCAACTATCAGACGTGCTCAGGCGGGCGGTAGAGTTCGCCCTGAGCGTAAGAAGACAACTCCTGAAATACGTCGAATGAGAGCAGTTGGTGGGGGTAAAATGGAACCCGTTAGTAGTTACAAACCACGCAAAGATATTGGAACTCAACGCCAAGCATCTACAAGAGTTCAGCAACCAGAACAAGAACGTGGATCTGCTGATGTAAAAGCAAAAGCAGCAGCAGCAGCAAAAGAAGAAAGAAAGAAAGCAGCACTTGCTAGAATTGCTGCAAAGAAAGGAGGTGCAAAACCCGAAGCAGAAAAACCAAAGGCAAGAGATGTTGAGAAGCAAGCAAGTAAACTTCTTTCCACAAAGAAATCTGAAGCACCAAAACCAACACCAGCAAAACCACGCAGAAAGTGGGAACATGAAGGTGGTGGTGGTATGACACGTCAGGAAAGAGATCAAGCAAGAAACGCAGAGAAAACATCAGCAGCACAAAAGACAAAGAAATCTTCTACTGAGATTCTTGCACAAATGCGTAGAGAGTATGAAGAAGGTGGTGGAAAATGGAGCAATGCTGTTGCTGTTCGTATGAGAGCAAAAGCAAAAGCAGCAGCACAAGCATCAGGAAGTTGAGTCTAATTAAAGTTACTCACCTCTAAAGTGGACCTATAGTATAAGCAAGATTTTTGAATGAACTTCACTGTTACTGACAAACCGCAAATCATCAACGGTATTGAGCACACTGTTACTGCAGTCAATGGTTTAGACCGTGTGGAGATTAACAATAAACTGCATCACCTTGGCGATCAGATTATGAAACTGCGGATGCAACAAGATGCACTCATTCAGATGCGTAACTTGATTGATCGCCAGAATGAAATGAGTGAAATGAATGATCTTTTTGATGAGATGTTCGGCGGTTGATTAACTACCACTAGCACCCTCTACAGTCCCCTGTAAGGGTGCTATTATTGTCTTTAGGTATCAAACTACTTGAAACTATGAATTGCGTTCAAATTCCCGATTACGTCTTCGATAGCATCATTCAGACTCTTCAACAAGGTGTTGATGTATGCTTGAATGTTGACGGCAGTTCTGATGAAACTGAAAAGTCTCCCCACTTTGCAAATGGCTACAGTCGTGCTACAATGCAAAATGTGATTCGAGACCTTAAGCGATACGAAAAGAATGGGAATTAAAGTTACTCACCTCTAAAGTGGACCTATAATGTAGGTACACTACCAAACTCAACTCAACTCAATCTTATTATTCAAAGTGCAACAAACTTCTTATTCTGTCTCAAAACCCTATCTTAAAAATCACAAACTTCACAACTTCCAACAATCTCTTGAAAAGGAAAAGCAAATTATTGAAAGAGGCGAACATCTTTCTGTTATTCACCAACTAAATGTTGAACTGGAGAGTAAGTTTGGTTTGTCTATAGATTATGATAGTTTTGAAGATAACTATGGAAAAGATAATCTTTCTCAATTCAAAAATAAAGCAGGAGTTGATTGTACCTTTGATCTGGTTGAGTTCAAATCAAAAGTAGTAAAGCGTAAGGGATTTACTTTAGACTACAAGTTCAGGGATAAAAATCTGTACTATGATGATTTTCTAGCAGAAATTGTAAGTCAAGATTTTGGACCTTATTCTAACAAAATGCCTGTTCCTGGTTGGGCAGTCTGTAATCACAAAATCAATGATGCTATTCTTTACATTCTCCCATATCACAAAAAAGCAGCATTGATTATGCGTAAAGAATTGAAATCTGGATTTGAAAAAAATAAATTTCCAATGAGAAATCACAAGTATGCAAAAAACAATGGATGGACTACAATTAGTGTTCCTGTTAGTTGGGATCGCCTAATTAAAGTATGTCCAAGTACAATTATATTCAACTATGAGTAATGTAAAACTTTATAACGACGATTGTATGAACGTGCTCCCTTCACTTGCTGATGGGAGCATTTCACTTACGCTCACTGATATACCATATGATGAGGTAAATCGTAAGAGTGGTGGTTTAAGAAATCTTGATAAAAGTTACGCAGATATTATTACATTCCCACTTGATAATTTCATTGATGAAATTGTCAGAGTGACATCTGGAAGCATTTATATTTTTTGTGGATCAGTTCAAGTCTCACACATTCGCAATAGATTGATCGAACAAGGTTTATCTGTACGGCATTGTGTCTGGGAAAAAACAAATCCTTCCCCAATGAATGGGCAGCACATATGGTTATCCAGCATAGAAAACTGTGTATTCGCAAAGAAGTCTGGGGCAACGTTTAACGAGCATTGTAAATCTGCAGTTTGGCGTTGTGCGACTGAAAGATACAAAGATCATCCCACACCAAAACCAGTCAAACTAATGTCCAGATTGATTGAAGCAAGTTCAAACCCAGGAGACATAGTTCTAGATCCTTGTATGGGTAGCGGTGCTATTGGTGTTGCTGCTAAACAATGCGGCAGAAACTTTATCGGAATAGAGCTAAACAAGGAATATTTTGATTTAACAAAAAACCGCATAAACAGTCAAACCGAAAGTATTTTATCTTTCATCAATTAAAGTTACTCACCTCTAAAGTGGACCTATATTATGAGCACAACTTCAATGCAAATCCAACTCCGTCCGCATCAAGAACGTGGCGTTGTTGCTATGCAAAAGCACAACAAAGGTCAAATTATTGTTCCGACTGGCGGAGGTAAGACTCTGAAGATGATCTATGATGCTCTGCGTGAGTTACAGTCACAAACTCCACAGACTATTGTAGTGGTTGCTCCTCGTATTTTGCTGGCAGAGCAACTCTCTGCAGAGTTTCTTGAGTTCATCACCAACGCAAAGGTTTTCCACGTTCACAGTGGTGAAACTCATCACGAGTCTTCTACTCGCCCGCGTGAGATTCGCAACTGGGTTGATGCTAATGTTGACAATCACAAACTGATTGTAACCACCTACAACTCTCTATCGCGTCTTCAAGTTGCAGAAGTTGATGTGGATACGATCTATTTTGATGAGGCACATAACAGCGTTCAGCGTCACTTCTTCCCTGCAACTGAACACTTTGCTGCTACTGCACGTCGCTGCTACTTCTTTACTGCAACTCCCAAACATTCTCTGGCAGTAGGCAAACCTGGGATGAATGATGCTGCTGTTTATGGTCAGGTAATCTGTAAAGTTCCTGCTCCTGAGTTGGTTGAAGGTGGTTACATTGTGCCCCCTAAAGTTATCGTCAAGCAACTTGCGATGGTAACTGGCAAGCAGACTAACTTCGATCGTGATGCTGAGAATCTGCTGGAAACGATTGATGAGAACCAAGTCGGCAAGATCTTGATCTGTGCTAAGGCAACCAAGCAAATTGTGTCGCTGGTGACTGAAACTGACTTCTGCTTTCAACTAGAGCAACGTGGTTTCTCTTGGATGTATATCACTGCCAAGACTGGCGCTGTGATCGATGGTCAGAAGGTCAACCGTGAGGTATTCTTCGACACTCTATCTGCATGGGGCAAAGACAACGACAAGAAGTTTGTTGTGCTACACCACAGTATCCTCGCTGAGGGTATCAATGTGAGCGGTCTGGAAGCAGTGCTGTTCCTGCGTAATATGGACTTCATTGGTATCAGTCAGACCATCGGACGTTGCATCCGTTTGCATCACGATGATGCCAAAGGTATGCGCGATGGACGTATCGAACCTGGCAACCTGAGTCAGTATAGCAAATCGTTCGGTCTGGTTTGTATTCCTGTCTACAGCAAGGTAGGTATTGCTACTGCTCGTGCAGTTCAGTCGGTTGTTGATACTATCTTCGAGAAGGGAGAACCTGCTATCAGCACGGTGAGGCGGTGAGTCTCACCTGAGACTCAAGTGCTGGTCGGGGTCAAAACCCCGATTTTTTTGCAATTCTACCTGGAGGGTGTCATAGGTCATCCACCGCAACAAAATTAACGATTTTTTAGAAAGTATAATGACTGAAGGTTTCTTGGTTTCTGGTGGACTTTATGCGGCAGTTCCTTTCGGAAAGTCTCAATTAATGATCATTCACAATGGACAACAACTCAAACTGTGCAGGACTGAAGCATCGGCAAGGAAGTTCATTGATGCTCATAAAAAGGGTAAGTCACTGGGCAAACTTCCCATCAATTAAAGTTACTCACCTCCAAAGTGGACCTATAGTGTAGTCACCCATTCCTGAATGACTTTCTACTGGAAGTTCGTTGATACTCTCGTCCACAACATTGCTACTATTAGTGCTATTGTTGTTGGTGTGGTTCAGTTCTTCATTCGTTCTTTCAATGAGAACAATGGTCGTGAAAAAGTTCGTGTTGCAATGCTTCAATTCCTGAAGTTTGTTGATACACTGATTGAGTTCGGTAAAGCACAACTTTCTCCTGCTGAAGTAGTGGAGCAACCTCAAGTTGTATCTGCTTTTGATACTGTTACCAAAATCCGCAAGCGTCGTTCCGCTTGATAAACTGTCACAAGAGCACTTGTAATTTAGCAGGTGCTCCTTTATTGTACTCTTGTTCTTAAAACTCCAATGATTTTTCTCACTGTTCCTGGTCACGGTTGTGTCTACACTCTGTCGCAAGAAGATGGTGATGAGTTGTATTATGCGCCCATTTATGCTGACGGTAATGTAAATCTTGAGGAGTTTGCTCCTGTAGATTTAGACAGTGCAGATATGGATGAAATGGAACTCTTTGATGTTCGCAATCGTCTACAGAAACTGATGGAAGTTTGACCTAATTAAAGTTACTCACCTCCAAAGTGGACCTATAGTATGAAGAACACCCACCTAGAACATCCTGAAGATAGTATTCTCACTGGGGATCTATCTGTGCTTGATTGGTTCTCCGAACCTGATAGTTCGATCAGTGTCAAGATAGATGGTGCTCCTGCTATAGTTTTTGGCACTGATCCCGAAACTGGTAAGTTTTTTGTGGGCACCAAGTCGGTATTCAACAAGAAAAAGATCAAGGTTAATTACAGTGTTGAAGACATATTGCACAATCACGGTCACACTGTTCGCGTTGCAGAGATTCTTATTGCCTGCCTCGACAATCTGCCCAGAATTGATGGTATCGTACAAGGTGACTTCATCGGATATGGTGGGAACGACACTTATTGCCCCAACACTATCACTTACAAGTTTCCGAATTGTGTAGAAGAAGCAATTATCTTTGCTCCTCACACTACCTATTCTGGTCTCAATCTGCGTGAATGTGTTGCATCATTTGGTGTAGATGTTCCCAACTGTGAGAATGTGAAATGGGTGCAACCTGCAGTTGAACTGAATCCTTATCGTGAGGATCTGGAGGATGTGTGTAACTTTGCCAAGCAAATGAGCACTCTGTGTGAGTTTGTGTCTGATCGCAAGGCATCACAAATCAAAAAAGAGATCAATGCCTGCATCCGCGAGCAAAGGGTCATTGATGAGGATGAAATTGCAGAAAAATGTGATTGTGACAAATACCTGATCTCTTTGTGGAAGTTGGTGAAGACAATCAAGGACGATTTGTTCCTGTTCATTCACGAAGAGGACGACATCGAATGTTCTATCGACGGCATTGATTCCTTCCACGAAGGTTATGTCATTCACAACAAGTTTGGATCCTACAAAGTAGTTGATCGTGAGACATTCTCTCACGCAAACTTCACAATGGCAAAGAGTTGGAGTTGATTAAAGTTACTCACCTCCAAAGTGGACCTATAGTATAACCACTGAGAAATCAATGACTCCTGAACAGAAATTTCAAGAACTTTTCGAGCAAATGTATCAACTTTGTGAAGAACAAGGTTGGGGAGATCCATTCTCCTATGCTCGCTCCCGTGAGATTCATCTTGCTGGTATTCTTGGACATAAAGTAGCAGAAACCTATTCGGGTGCTGACGCTGTTGATGAAGATGGAGAATGTGAGTATAAATCTACCATTGCAAAATCTATCAATGGGACTTATAATGGTATCAGTGTTCAAGATACTTGGGAAGAGCAGGAGCGTTATCTGATTGAGGAGAAACTTGGTAAATACTCTAACCACTATATTGCCCGATATGATGGTGGCAAAGTGGTGGAAGTGTGGAAACTCACTGGTAACGATGTGCTGATGGTTCTCCTACCCAAACTCAAGAAAGATTGGGAGCGTAAGATTCACGGTAAGCACAAAGATCCCCGTCTCTCTGGTAACCTGACCAAGAAAGAAATCCAACAGTTTGGGACTCGTGTTGTATGACGATTGATAGTGGAAAACTGATGTATTCGGAGGGTAACAATGACGAATGTTACACTCCGTTTTATGGTGTAACTCCAATCCTTAAATACATTCCCAAAGATGTAAAGGTTTGGTGTCCATTTGATACTGTTGAGAGTGAGTTTGTAAAGCAAATCTCTCCACATAATACAGTCATTCATACGCACATTTCAACTGGGCAAGACTTTCTCACTTGCATTCCTGACTTTGAGTGGGATGTAATCGTATCCAATCCACCGTTCACAAACAAGCGTAAGTTCTTTGAGCGAGCACTATCATTTGAGAAACCATTTGCTCTCATTATGACTAACACTTGGTTGAATGATAGTGCTCCCAAGCAGTTATTCAAGGACAAGGATCTTCAACTGCTAATGTTTGATAAGAGAATGAAGTTTCACAGTCCCGATGGTAGACCAAACGACAAGATTACGTTCAGTTCTAGCTACTATTGTTGGAACTTTCTACCAAAGCAGATCATTATGGAAGAACTTGTGATCCCCAAGAGTACATCAGAAGCAAAACTACCACTGAATTAAAGTTACTCACCTCCAAAGTGGACCTATAGTATGAGCACTGCACAAAGTCAAATGATTAACCAAATCGCTGAAATGATTGTGGATGCTGCTAATGATCCACGCACCGCAGATAACATCCGCGAAATGCACAAACATCCGCAAGGTGCAGAAACTCTGCGACTGATTGTGCGTGATAATGTAGCAGGTGCTGCTGATGTAGTTGCTAATGCTCTCTGGAACAATCTCTGAAACTAAAATCTTTCCACAAATGAGTGACTACCAACAAGGAATCAAAGACCTGACAGTAACACGTTCTCTGCGTCTGCTGCGTGATGGTTTCAAGAGTGATTTTGCGACCTTTGTATATGCTGACGAACGAATGAATGAACTTTTGGTTCAACTTTCTACGGAGTTTGTTGATGCAAACATTCTCGTGGTTGATGAAGAAAATCAGGTAGAACTTGCTCTGATGCTGATGGAATCACTGGACATTATTGCACGATGACTTACTCTAACCTCTCAAAGATTAAACCTAAACTTCGCACTGAAGGTCGTGTATCTGGTAACTTCGGCAAGAGCAAAGTTAAGGCAGGTTCTGCACTGAATGAGATTGGAATGAGCACCAAAGAAACAATCAAATGTGCAACACAAGATGATTATCTGAATCGTCTTTATTATGCTTTTGATAATACCACGGATGCTAAACTTCGTCAGTTCATTTATACAGAAATCCGAAAGATTCACGTTCAAAGAGGAACTTGGTAACAAGCAATTAAAGTTACTCACCTCCAAAGTGGACCTATAGTATGAGAACAACCACTGAAACCAAGATGAACACCAACATCGTCTCCGAAATCTACTCCTACCACACCGATTGGAAGGAAGGTAAAGTCAACCAGATGTGGATTGAGCAGTCTGGTGATGAGAACAAAGGTTATTCCTATGTCGCTGTTGCACACAATCCTCGCAATGGTTCTACAATGGAGATGAGCAATCCTCGCACATCTTACCACGAAACTCTAAACTGGGTTCGCGGTTGGTGTGGCACTTTCTGTATTCTTCCTGCTTGATTATGTCTGACTTTATCACAATCTCTTTCGGTCCTTCTGATGACATTGCCCGCACGGGTTGGTGGAATTGTAAAGAACAATTTGGCAACCTAAATGATGCAAAACAATGTGGTCGTAGAGCACTCTCAAAACTTGGAACTTTCGGTTATGTTGTAATCGAAGAAGGTGAGGATTTCTGGGAAGTTGTTGATGAGTTGGGTGCTCCATCTTCCAAGGTTTCGATAACTGCGAAACGCTTCACTTATACTGTTCAACCTGCACAAGAACTTTCATTCGTTTGATTCATTATGAAGTACATTGTTGATTTGTATGTTGGTGGCAAAGTCTTCAAAGAAGAAGTGTATGCCAACTCTCCAAAAGATGCACGGGAAACTGCAACAGCACGAAATCCTACTGCAAAAGTTGTTGGTGTCAATGCAACTTTCAAGTAATTAAAGTTACTCACCTCCAAAGTGGACCTATAGTATGAACAACACTTTCACCGTCCGTTTCGAATCACCTTCACCCAATTCTCCCGAGTATATTGGACCTTTCTACACTGAAAAAGATGCAGAAGACTATTGCGATGCCCGCAACGGTTCGCTATCGCTAAGTGGCATCCCTTCCTGGGTTGCTTGTTACTCTGTTGTTGACTGATTCCACCACTACTGACATTTTTCCCGAACCGATTATGCAATTCCAAGTTACTGAAATTGAGTTTGATTTCACTGATGATCTTGATGATGAAGCACTTGATGTTGAGTCTCAAGATGAAATCTACGATGAAGTCTTAGGCACAATCTGGGAAGCATCTGATGAAGATGATCTAGTCGAAGAGATCACATCTACAACTGGTTGGTGCATCAAATCCATTGATTATCGTCACATTCTGAAATGAGAATCGCATTTTTGATCGCTACTCTAGCACTCGGACTTCGCTTTGGTTTGATTGCTCACGCAAGTGTGAATGAGTATCAAGAATCACAAGCAGAAAAGTTCTGCCAAATCAATCCCAACTACTGCAACGCAAAATGACTCTTACCAACGAACAACTTTCTGCTCTGACTGAATCTTATGCAGAGATGGTAGTAGATGGAATGGATATGGATGATCTTATCACCTTTGCCATCGAATCTCTGGTTGCTGAGTATAACAAATATACTGAAGCAGAACTTCTCTCTGAGATCGAAGAATTGTATGACACTGATGTGTTGATTGATCTCGTAGAGAGTGTAACGCAAGACTGAACCAATTAAAGTTACTCACCTCCAAAGTGGACCTATAGTATGAGCACTTCCCAAATGACCGAAACCTACTTCGAAACTGTTATCTCTCCCTGTCTGCGTTCTTTTATGTGTGACAATTACCCCGATCTGAATGATTGTGTAGATTGGGTTTGTAATGCCTTTGACATTAACGCAACTGATGAACTAATTGATCAGATTGCAGACGAGTTTGATGCCTTCTTCGGCAACTGATTCTCACTAACTGTTTTCCCACTAAATTACACTGAAATGACAAACTACAATCCTTACGTTCAAACCCTAGTTGAGATGGGTTATGATGAGAAAGACTGCCAAACTGTAGCAGTTGCTGGTGTTAAAAAACAATTTCCGCTTAACATTTACGGTCGCATCTTTGAGACTGAAGCAGACTATAAAGAAGCACTTGCTGACTTCATCAACGGACTGTAGAGTTAAAGTTACTCACCTCCAAAGTGGACCTATAGTATGAGCACCACTGAAACCAATCAAAAACTGACTATGAACTACTACAAAATCACACAAATCGACTTCGACTTCGATGGCGAAGATCTCACTCAAGACGAGATGGATTCTATCATCACTGAAGCAAAATCTTGCCTCTGGGATGTACCTAACCTGAATGAGTTTGGGGATGCAATCTACCGCAATCTTGGTTACACTGTAACCTCTCTGCAATACGATGTCATTAACTGATGGCACGGAGACTAACATTCAAGTCACCTTGCAAAGTGAAAACAATTCTGTTAATCTTTGCTGTTGCGTTTATACTCTCTCCTGGAGTTCGCAACATCACCTCCAACACTTTACACACTGTAGCAGATGTTATTCGACCCTATGATTGAGACTGATTTTTACATTTTGAACGGCAAACAATATCAAGAGTTTTATACCGAAGCACAAAAGATTGGTGTAACTATTGATTATTTTCTTGATGAGTTTTGTGAGGTTGAAGGGCCAAATGTGTACGTTGATTGACACTTTCACTTTTTTTGAGATTCTGACTGCAGAGGATGCCCTAGACTACCTGACAGGTGAAATTGCAGGTTTTTGAGGTTTTTGCTTGAGTGCTGGACTGGGTTCTCAGCGAGTCTCACCTGAGACTGCGGCACGATACCTGCCACAACGACCAAACTCCACAAAGTAACACAAACTCTTCAGTGAATTAAAGTTACTCACCTCCAAAGTGGACCTATAGTATGAACACCACTGATTCCAACTGAAATGACCAAAATGACACAAACTGAAACAATTCAAATGTTTATTGAACAACTTGAATCTGAGATGGAAGAATTATCCTGGGAGATTCGAGAAGAAACTAACTTTGAATACAATTCGGTTGATGAACTTTCGGACTATTATGATCAAAAGAAAGAACATCTAGACAATCTCAAAAGTATTCTATCCCAACTGACACTTTCCTGATTTCATTCACACAAACTCAAATGACTAAAATGACACAAACTCTCTCTGAAATTGTTTATGCTGATGCTCTGTTCTTTCTGACTCGCTACTTTAATCAGTTTGATGAATGTGAGTTGCAAGAGCACGGTGATTTGACTGTTCAGGACATTGTTGATGTTCTTGGTTATGCAGGTTTTGAAGATCATTATCATCCTGATGTAGCATATATTTCTGATGTTCGGAAACTCAAGAGTCTGCGCGATGAAATTCATAATCGCTTCTATTCTTGATAGTAACTGGGCCCCTGAAAGTGTACCTATAGTATGAACACCACTGAAACCAAGAAAATGAATCTCTATATCATCAACGAAGTTCTGTCCGATTATACCTCTGGAATGGCAGTGATTGCTGCTGAGTCTAAAGAACAGTGCCGTGAGTTCTTTATCAAAGAGTTCGGCGAATACTATACTGAAGAGTTTGATAACTGTGCAGAGTTCACTGTCATCGAAGGCGTGAATCATGCTGCTGGTGTGGTAAATTATGTGTACGGTGGAGGTTGATGTCTACCTCACTGTCAATTAAAGTTACTCACCTCCAAACTGGACCTATAGTATGAACATCACTGACCTCTTCGATTCCATTAAACTCAGCGAGCAACTTGCGCTCGAAAACTATCAACAACGTAATGGAGTTGTTGACTATTGCCTTCCTGGAGTTTGCAATCACTACTTCGCAAAGTATGATCTGCAAGGTATCCGAAATGGCGAAGTTTGCCTGACCTGCAAAGTTACCAAGACGGTAAAAGGTCAACTGCGTTATACTTTCCAAATCGATGGTAAGCGTATTGCAGAGAAGTCAATCCCTGCAGAGTTTAACCTTCTGGGTGTCTTTGCTCACTGATTCCAACTGAAATGACCAAAATGACTCAAACTTTCTCCGAACTTCTCTACAACGAAGCACTCAACTTTCTGGTTAATTACTTCAATCAATTTGATGAAGAAGAACTACAATCTTATGGCAAACTGTATGTGAGCGATATTGTCAACATTCTTGGATATGCGACCTTTGAAGATAATCTTAACCCTGAGGTTGGTTATATCTCCAATGTGACGACTCTGAATCGTCTCCGTAATGAAATTGCCGATCGTTTCTATAACTGAATCAATGATTGCATTTGTAACTCCCAAGAGCAAGAAATCTCACAATCGTTTCTGTAACTTAATGAATCGCAATAGTGAATGTATTGTAGAGCAACATAAGGGAGACAAAGTGTTTCTCACTTCTGTCAACGGTAAGAATCACTTTTGGGTCAATCTTACCGCAGATGTTGACTGGAACATCAAGTTGAATTAAAGTTACTCACCTCGAAACTGGACCTATAGTATGAACACCAACGTTTCCCAAATGCGTAAGATCGAAACCCAAATGAATCAAGCAATCTCTCAAGAGATTGACTGGAAGAAAGACAACACCGAAGTGATTAACATTGAAGGTGTATCTTTCGTCTATCTGTATAACAATCTGATTGCAATGGTAGGTGATACCTGGTTGGAATTGTTTGATGGCGGTGTTCAATCAAACACGACCAAATCACGTCTCAATGCTATTCTCCAAGCACACGGAAATGGAGAGTATATCTTCCAGAAAAACTTTGAGTGGATTGTTTATACCAATCAAGTCAATGTTCCCTTCGGTAATGGTATCAAACTGAACTGACCATCATACTCAAAAGGCAATTTTCTGATGAACGAAACACTTAAAACCCAAGCAGTTGTTGAAGCATTAGAGTTCTACATTCAGAATCTCAAAGATAACAACTGCACTCAATCTTCAATCGACTTTTATACTCAAGTGTTGAAAGAAGTTGATTCTGAACTCCAACATTCCGTACTCTAAACTAATGACAAAAACATTCAAAAAGTTCATTTGGATTGACTCTAACTCAAACCAAACAAAGGTTATCCTAGCACGTTCAGAATACTCAGCAAGGAAACAAAACTTCGGCAATCTTGCTGGTCATAAGTTCTCTCACTCTGTTCCTCTTAACTGATGTTCACCATTCGCTATTTCACTCCTTATCAACAACAGTGGAGAACGCAATCATTCTCTACATTAGATGAGGCAAATAGGATGATTGACTTCTATCGCTCTTGTGGATCTCCTGCCGAATTGATTAAATGAACAACGAACAAAAGGATACAATGATTGCTGACATTCTCCAACAAGTTCAATGTCGAATTGTCTATCTTGTTCATCAAAATCTAATTGAAGAGTCTTATGCTCTGTATAAGGAATGGGAAGAACATCTAGACGATAATATCAGAGAACTTGAGATCATCACTGTTATCGACCTCACTGCAATTAACTGATTATGATCACTCTCACGACCGTTAATCTTCCGTTCATCATTAACAAGGAAAAGACGAAAGATGAGAAGCAAGAAGGTATGTTCTCTCTTTACTTTTATAGTCGAAAGATTATACACAAGAACAGAGTAAGGTATAAGTTTGAACCCCTAAGATTTGATGGAGAGCAAGCACGATTCAAGTCAAGAAAGGATGCAAAGCGTTATGCTCAGTACCGATTAGGGATTGATTGATGATAACATAGGGATGCCTAATCAGCATCCTTTTTTATGCGTTTTTAGCACAATATAACGATAAAATGATATAAAATCATTAATAAATGTGTTTTTAAATATAAATGAGTTGTTTAAATGTTTGTGGAAAACTCTTATAGATAGGTGCTTATAATAGTGCTTATACCTTATAAACCTTCGGAGACCTTGTTATCTTACCGAGCATAACATAAGGACCACACTTTTGTCAATCCCAGGGTCACAAAATCCTCACAATCCCCTCACATAAATCCCCCAGGACCGCATAAATACCCCCAAGACCTTGACACTTATGCCCAGAAGACTTATAGTACTCTCATAACACACAGGAGCGAACTTATGTCAGTTGCATATCAGCAAGCACAGAAGCAGCGTTATAGGATCACTCTGGATCTATCAGTGTTCAGTGACTTCGACCCGCATCAGATTGACTGGGAGAAACTCTTCAAGTTGGAAGGTGCAGAGAAGTGTGATGCATACGTTGAGGACCTAAGTACACCTGATCGTTGGTAATTTGGTAGCAATTTATACCATATAAGGCATTTTAGTTTTGCTACTTTAATACATCTAAAAACCTATAAATAACTAGGTATTAAAGTAACAAAATACGTATGAACTTATTAAGAGAAATTCTCATCGAAAGGATGGGCGGAAAGTGTGTAGAATGTGGATGCACAGAAACATTAGAGTTTGATCATATTGATCCTTCTACAAAGTCATTTAACATTGCTGCTGGGTATAACAAACCAAAGGAAGTTTTGTTAGAGGAAGTCGCAAAGTGCCAACTCTTATGTAATAAATGCCACATCGAAAAGACTAAGAAAGACGCTAAGTTTCGCCCTAAAAGTTGTGCTGGAGGGAGACCACTAAAGTATAAGAATCTAGGGTATGGCGTGATGATACGAGTGCCCGAAAGTGTCACCACTATTCTACCACAACTGCAAGACGTTATGCAACAATTAGAGGAGAACGGTGAGGATAGTCGTGAGGTGATCTTGCAGGTCCTCAGTGATATCGAAGAACGCATTAATTAAAGTTACTCACCTTGAAAGTGGACCTATAGTATGAGCAACGCACAAAACCAAGTGAAAGTCTACGCTGTGATCGGTGGTTGGAATTATGAAGGCGAATGCTTCGATTCTCTGTGCCTCTTTGATTGTAAGTCTGCTGCCGAAGCATATGCCAAGAAACTGGAAGAAGGTGACTTTGATTATGTTCTAATCGACACCAAAGAAGTTAAGATGGAATTGGCAATCGCTGCCTGATTAACTCATTCACTTTCTCTTTTAACTAACTGAAACTCAACAAAATGACTGTTACTTACCAACGTAATGCTCTCGACATTTCCTATAACGGTTGGGAGAATTATGAGACCTGGAATGTTGCTCTCTGGATCAACAATGATCAGGGTTTGTATAACCTTGCCTGTGAGTGTGGTGATTATCAAACCCTGGTAGATTGCCTCTACAATGAGTATGGGGTGAAGGAAACAAAGGACGGTGTTAAGTTCAACGACCCCAAGGTAAATGTGATCCAAATCAATAGCGACGTGTTCGACTTCTAGGTAACACCAACTCCTGTCGTATGAGTATAAACTAGGCACTCACAGTTCACTACACTTTTCTTCTTCACTATGTCCAAGACTGTTGCAATCTCTCTGCTGGATCGTGCTAACAACGGCAACGATCTTCTGCAGATCCTGGATACTCTTGCCACTGACAATCAGCGGGACGTTGCTTATACTGAACCGACCGCAGATGTGAACGAGTTCTGATAACTTAGAGGTGCTGCAGTGATTGACACTGTGGCACCTTTATGTTATGCTTGGTGATTATAGTGATTCGGCAGTGTTTTACCGCCGATTGTTTATAGCGCCGCGCGGCGTTGCGGTTTATAAAAATCGATAAGTCCCTAACCTACAGAGGTGACAAATCGACCTATAAATATCAATCCCATAAAAAATTTCCGGAGATAAAAATGTTTACCCGTTGGATTCATAAAAACGGCAAATCAAGACCAGATAAACGCTGCAAGAGTTGCAAGAGTCAAGCAAAGACAAATGGCACACGTAAGAGGAAAAAGAAATAAACCTTATTGGAATTTCTGGAAGGTTGTCTTTGCAGGATGGTTAATACGATATCCACAACAGTGCTTTACGATTTTCGGAGGCACTGTTAGTTTTTTATTTGTTCTGATATATAATGCGGTAACAAAATAAAAAGCACTGAAAAAAATTCTGGAAATATTTTTATGACTGAAAAGGTTTATCACATATACGCAAAGAATCGGTGCGTGTATCACAACCTCTCAGAGAGCAAATTCTCTGAGACCTGGGAGATGATGCACAGAATGATTGATTTACTTAATTTAGATCTTACAAAAGATGATTTGAGTTATGAAGAACTTTGTGTAAATAAGGAAGTATTGCTCAATTCTTCACATTAGTGCTGATTGACAAATACTAAATAGGACGATAAAATTGATCTGAAGGTTGATTTAACTTTATGGCAAAAGGATTTACGATTAAAGCAACAGCACCTAAACCCAAAGAACAAGAATGGGATTACGATGCAATTAAAGAACGAATGAAAGGTAAGTCGATTGTTTTCTGTCTTCCTGGCAGAGGATGTTCGTTTATTTTTCTAAAAGCATTTGTACAACTTTGTTTTGATCTTGTACAAAATGGAATGAGTATTCAAATTTCTCAAGATTACTCTTCAATGGTGAACTTTGCACGATGTAAAGTTCTTGGAGCAAATGTTCTAAGGGGTCCAAAGCAAATTCCTTGGGATGGTAAACTAGAATATGATTATCAACTTTGGATTGACTCGGATATTGTCTTCAACACAGAAAAATTCTGGCAACTCTGTGATGTTGCACTGAATGAAGAAGGTGAAGAGAAAGAAGTTGTTGCTGGTTGGTATGCCACAGAAGATGGTCACACAACCTCAGTAGCACACTGGTTGGAAGAAGATGATTTCCGCAAGAATGGTGGAGTCATGAATCACGAAACTGTCGAGTCTATCTCAAAGCGTCGTAAACCATTCACCGTGGATTATACAGGTTTTGGATGGGTTCTGATTAAGAATGGAGTATTTGAGCAACTTGAATATCCTTGGTTTGCTCCTAAGATGCAAGTCTTTGAATCTGGCGCTGTTCAGGATATGTGCGGAGAAGATGTTTCATTCTGTCTTGATGCAAAAGAAGCTGGGTTTGAAATCTGGTGCGATCCTCGTATTAGAGTTGGACATGAAAAAACTCGCGTAATCTAATGAGCAATCTTTACAATCTTTTATACAAAGGGCGTAAAATTTATACCAATCTCACTGCAGAAGACTGTAGTGAGATTTTACAAACCTTCTCAGAGCGTTTTTACTCGGGAGAAGATATTGATCCTAATGAATTAGAAATGGAGGAAATTTCAAATGGCTAAAGGTGGATTGAATAAGACCGTATTTGAAGCTGGAGCACCAAAAAAGACACGTCAAGGACGTTCTGCTCGTACATTACTCAGTGCAACCTCTCGTAATGGACGTAAGAAAAAGTATCGGGGTCAAGGAAAATAATATAGATAGAGCAGGAAGAAATTCCTGCTTTTTTATTATCAACTTATGGCATATTTAAATCATAATCTTCCAACAATCACTTGTTACATTCGTAATGAATTTCTATATAATCACAAAAAAGGATATGGAGAGGTAACTTTATGCGATGTACACTCCGTAGCGTCCTTAGAGAAGCACGTACCCCTCTTTGAAGCGTTTCTTGAGAATGGTGTGAATTGGACAAGAAGACCAATTCATGCATTTTGTTGGAAACCTGATGCTCCGACACCCAAATTAGAGGAGTGTATGTGGTGGGATTGTTTTTCTCCTTATATTGATGTGCAAGTTCGTTCAAGATTGTCTAACCTACGTGCAGAATTAATCAATTATCGCGGAGAAAAGAATGAAGGAACTTATATGTTCACTCTCGATTGGTCGTGGGAGTCAAAATCTACTCTGAATACCAACTTTAGTGAGACTCCAGAGCATAAATGTGCTCATTTTTTCAAAATGGACAATGGGAATTTCTATGCATATCCCAATAATAAAATTTTATGGTATGATGATGCATGGACAAAGAATAGAATTGCCAAAAATCCAGGTTATGAAATCGATTTAACCGAATATTCAGTCGAAAATCGTCGCAAAATTGAGACTTCTGACGATTTTATGTACGAAATTACAGAAATCGGGATAGAAACCCCGTAAAAAGTTCTGATTTTAACGAATCAGGAGAAAACAATGACCAAAAAAGTCGATAAAGATCAAAATTTTATGAAAAATGAGTGGGGAACTCAGTATTTAAGTAGTGAGTATGGTTGGGAGGACCAAATTCAAAAGCAAAAAATGCTTCGAGAGATCGCAAACGACAACCTAACACCCAAAAAACACGATTTTTATCATCAAAATGAGATTCATCAAAAAATTCGCAATGATGAAGACTATGATGATTGGGAATATGGTACAGAACCTCTTTATGAATTTAAAAAACACGAATAAATAATACAGATTTTATACTTTTTATGCCGGTAGAGCGGATCAGTAAAGAATTTAAAGATTTGAGTATGACCTTTCAGGTCAATCCACTCAACTATGACTTAATTACCCTAAAAAACGTGACTGCTATATCACGCTCTATTCAAAACTTGGTATTTACATACCCAGGAGAACGATTTTTCAATGAAAATTTGGGTTCAAAAATGGGTCGTTCTCTTTTTGAAACTCTTGATGATGTTTCTGCCTCAATTATTAAAGATGAAATTCAAAGCACTATTCGAAATTACGAACCAAGAGCAAATTTAATTTCAGTAGATGTATCACCAAATTATGAAAACAATGAATTTAATGTTACAATAAATTATAAAATTATAGGTATTGACGTTTTACCTCAACAATTATCATTTGCACTTCAGCCAACACGATAATGGCATTAGTTAACTTTACTAATTTAGATTTCGATCAAATAAAAATTTCAATTCGCGAGTATTTAAGAGCGAATTCAAATTTTACTGACTATGATTTTGAAGGATCTAACCTTTCTAATTTGATTGATGTTTTAGCGTATAATACTTATATCTCATCATATAATGCTAATATGATTAGCAATGAGGTATTCCTTGATAGTGCAACTCTGAGAGAAAATGTAGTTTCTCTCGCACGAAACATTGGATATGTTCCACACTCTCGATCGGCATCAAAGGCAGATATTTCTTTTTTTGTTGACACAACAGGATTTGCAACAAATCCACTTACAATGACATTAAAAAATGGTGTAGTTTGCTCAACAAATACCAATTTTGGAAGTCAAAGTTTTTCTTTTATTGTTCCGCAAGATATCACAGTCCCTGTGGTCAATGGAATTGCTTTATTTGAAAATGTCAGTATATATGAGGGAACATATGTCATTAATAGTTTTACAGTTGATGCCAATATCGAAAAACAAAGATTTATTTTAGATAATGCAAATATTGACGTAGATTCTATCAGTGTTTTTGTGAGAGATACTGAATTAAGCACTGTTAAAAATGTATATAAAATATCAAAAAATCTTTTCGATATCACTTCAGAGTCAAGAGTTTTCTTTATTCAAGAAATTGAAGATCAAAGATATGAGTTAATTTTTGGCGATGGTATATTTGGAAAAAAACTTTCAAATTTAAATTATATTGAAGTATCTTACAACATTACCAATGGAGAAAGTGGAAATGGCATTTCCTCATTTAATTTCAATGGACGTATTGTAGATAATAATAATAGAGTGGTTACAACGGGTATTTCGCTAATTACAACAAATTCGCCATCTCAAAATGGAAGAGAAATTGAATCTGTTGAATCTATTAAAAAATATGCTCCAAGAAAATATTCTTCACAGAATCGTGCAGTTACTACTACAGATTATGAAACGATAATTCCTATGATATATCCAGAAGCAGAATCAATTGCTGTTTTTGGTGGAGAAGATTTAACGCCCCCGCAGTATGGAAGAGTTTTCATTACTATCAAACCAATTAATGGACCATTTGTTTCAAATCAGATTAAAGATAATATCGAAAAAGAGTTAAGGAGATATTCAGTTGCTGGGATTGTGCCGGAAATTATTGATCTGAAGTACTTATACCTAGAAGCAGACACTACTGCATATTATAATGCAAATGCAACCAATGATCCAAATAATCTAAAAGATATTATCTTTAATAATATTAAAAATTATGCAGATTCAAAAGAACTTAATAAATATGGAGCAAGATTTAAATACAGTAAATACTTAAAAATCATCGATGATTCAAATAGTGCTGTTACATCTAATATCACTAAAATTGCAATGAGAAGAGATCTGGGGGTACGACTTAATGCGTTTGCTGACTATGAAATTTGTTACGGAAATCAGTTTCATATTAAAGATACAAATGGATATAATATCAAGTCTTCTGGATTTAAAATTGCAGGAATAAGTGATACTATTTACATTGGAGATACTCCAAACTCTAACGGGTTAACTGGAAGTATATTTTTCTTTAGACTGCAAGCAGAAAATAATCCAATTATTGTGAGATCTAACGTTGGAAAAATTGATTATGCAAAAGGTGAAATACTATTAAATTCTGTAAATATATCAGAAACTTCAAAAACTTCATTTTTACAACCCATCATTCAAATCTCGGCAGTTCCAAAGTCTAATGATGTAATTGGATTGCAGGATTTATATTTGCAACTAGATATTAATAACAGTACGTTAAATATGTTATCTGATGTCATTTCTTCTGGTTCAGACACATCTGGATCAACATATACGGTTACATCAAGTTACACTAACGGAGACCTCGTAAGAACATAATAAAATGACAGAAACCAGAATCAAAATTAGTTCTATTGTTGAAAATCAACTACCCCAATTTGTCGCAGAAGAGTTTCCTCTTGTTTCTGAATTTTTATCACAATACTATACCTCATTAGAAAGTCAAGGAAATATAAGTGATATACTTCAGAACATTGATCAATATGTTAAAGTTGATAAATTAACAAATTTAGTAAACTCAACGACTTTAACAACAGATTTAACATTTTTTGATACTAGAATTAATGTATCTTCTACTGCAGGATTTCCAGATTCTTATGGACTTTTATTAATTGACTCTGAAATTATTACATATACCTCAAGGACATCTACAACTTTTGAGGGGTGTGTACGTGGTTTTAACGGCGTAACTTCTTATGGAACTAAAGACGAACTGACTTTTTCACAAACTCAAGCAGAGGATCACTTTGCAGCAGTTGATAATAATCCAACTGTCGTAACAAATTTAAGTGTTCTCTTTCTTAAAGAATTTTTTAAAAAAGTCAAAAAACAAATTACCCCCGGATTTGATGATAGAGAATTATACTCTGATTTAAATGAAAGACTTTTTGTAAAGCAGGCTATAGATTTTTATTCATCAAAAGGCACTGACAGTTCATTTAAAATTCTTTTTGCTGCTTTGTATGGTGAAAATGTTGAGGTCATAAAACCTAGAGACTATTTAATTCAACCATCAGATGCCCAATATCGTATCACTTCTGATTTGGTTGCAGAAAACATTGAAGGGAATCCAGAATTTCTTGTAAACAGAACTCTTTATCAAAAAGATGCTGAAGGAAAAATAATCTCTCAAGGAACTGTTACTCAAGTAGAAAAAATTAGAAGAGGGTCTAAAAATTATTATGTAGTAAGTTTAGATTCTGGTTATGACAGAGATATTCAAGCACTCGGATCAATTTATGGGGAATTTAAAATTCATCCAAAAACAAGAGTTGTGTCCACAATACCTTTAGGATCAACCACTTTAGAAGTAGACTCTACAGTATCATTTCCAATTTCTAATGGCAATCTTGTTGCTGATCTTGAAAATGGAACAACTCTAAACATTACATACAAATCAAAAACATTAAATCAGTTTTTAGACTGTCAGGGTATAAACCAAGAAATACCTGAGTCTACTGAGATAAAGAGCAATCTTTTCGCATCTTCAAGTGATGAAACTATAAAAATTAGGATTCTTGGAGTTTTGTCCGAATTAAATCTGCCAAATAATAGTGCATTTTATTCTGAGGAAGATGTGGTTAGGATAAAATCTTTGGGTTTAAACTCAAAAGATTTCAAATTCAATAATTGGTTTTTTAACGTTGCTTCAAAGTATGAAGTAAGTTCAGTAAGACTTTTAGATGCTTCAGATAGGCTGTATAGAATTGATCTATACGATGAACATTCTTTTAGAGTAGGAGATCTGGTAACGTTATCTTCATCGATAGGTGAAGATCAAACTGGATATGTGGTTTTTTTCAATAACGAAAAATCTTTTAGTATTCAATTTGGATCAAGAGCAAAACTTCTTAATGTAAGATTAAATTATATTGTTAAAAAGAATATATCAAAAGTATCAAGTCAAGATTATCCTTCCGTTAATAATTACACCTCTAATGTACAAAATGTTTACTTGGATGATGTTGGATCTTTATATGTAGCTTCACCTTCTTTGCCGTCATATTTAAATTTACCAATCGAAATAAATGACAGATCAGTAACTTTTAGTGGAACTTTTAGTGGAACTACCCTTAATATTGGTAATCACGGTTTTTACACAGGAGATTCGATTGTATACAAACCAACTGCAAATAATACACTAGGAATTTCTACCGGAATTTACTTTATTAAAAAGGTAAGTGCAACTCGAATAAGATTGGCGAGAAGTAGAAATAACATTTTTACAGAAAATTTTGTATCAGTAAATGGAGTTGTTAAAGATGCAAAATTTGAACTTACAGATTTTACATATACAGATTTGAGTACTCAATTACTTGAACCTCAAAGATTAATTAGAAAAATTTCAAATCCAGAAATTGCTGAAAGTATTAATGAAACAAATCCCGGTCTAACTGGTATTTTTGTTAATGGGGTTGAACTTTTAAATTACAAGTCAAAAGACAATGTTTTTTATGGACCAATTCAAAGTATAATTCCATCTGCACCTGGATCTGGATATGATGTAATAAATCCTCCGACCTTATATATTAGCGATCCTATTGGAACTGGAGCCACAGGTCATTGTTCTATATTGGGCAAATTAGAAAAAATTAATATTATAGATCCTGGATTTGATTATCTCGAAGAACCAGTTATTGAAATTACCGGAGGTAACGGGTCTGGTGCAATTGCTAAGGCAAATTTAGTAACTTTAGAACATAATGTTCGATTTAATTCTCAATCTAATGCAGGATTGGTTAAATTAAATCCAACTAATGAAATAGGATTTTCTACTTATCACAAATTTAGAAACGCTGAGGAAGTAATATACATAACGGATCAACAAAGAAATGTTGGTGGATTATCGACAAGTTCAACATATTTTATATCGATAAAAGATTTAAGTACAATAAAATTTCACAGATCCTATTTGGATGCAGTTGCGGGTATTAATACCATTCAACTGACTTCTTTTGGAACAGGGAATCATTTTATCAGATCAAAAAATTTGAAGAAAAATGTAGGATCAATTACTATCACAAACTCCGGATCAAATTATCAAAATAAATTAACTATTACTGGCACAAGTGGCATTAACACTGTTTCGGATAGTATTATGATACCAAACCATGGATATGAAAGTGGCGAAATAATTGTATATAATTCAACAAGAATTTCAGTTGGAGGTTTATCCTCATCCAAATCTTACTATGTAACTAAGATTACTGATGATGAATTTAAATTGTCAAATATTGGTCCAGAAAACGACAGAAATTTATTTTTAAATACAAAACAATATATTAATTTAACTTCAGTTGGCACTGGTAATCATAGGTTCAATTATCCAGAAATTAAAGTATCTATTAAGGGACGAATAGGAGTCTCAACTTTTTCTGGTCAAAATTTTGATGCAGTTATTCAACCAATTTTTAGAGGTGAAGTACAATCTGTATTTGTTTCCTCCAATGGAAAAAATTATGGATCAGAAGAAATTATTAATTACAACAGACAACCTTTAATTAGATTAGAATCTGGTTCAAAAGCAGAACTTACTCCAATAATTTCATCGGATGGGAGAATTGCTCAAGTATTAGTAAAAAATCCCGGAAGTGGGTATAATTCTCCACCAGATCTTCAAATTAATGGATCAGGAACTGGTGGTTTATTGACTCCGATTATAACAAATGGATCTATAATTGAAGTTAAAGTAATTAATGCAGGAGTGGGATATAAAAAAGAAAACACATCTATAACAGTCAACTCTCCTGGGACTGGAGTAAGATTTGAGGTAAAAATTCAACCTTGGAAAATTAATTTGGTTGAAAGAATGCTAATAACTTCGAAAATAAGTGAAGATGATGGTATCTTATCCGAAGGACTAAATCGCAATTATGGTCTTCAATATACTCACGCATATGCCCCTAGAATGCTAAGACGATCTGTTCAAGCAGTTAATTTTTCAAGAGGTACAAAAGTTTTTGTTGCAGATTTACAAATTTTAAATAATAAAGAATTAACATCAAATTCACATTCCCCAATTATTGGTTGGGCTTACGATGGAAATCCGATTTATGGTCCTTATGGATATGTATCAAAAACAGGAGGATCTATTAAATCATTAAATTCTGGGTATCAACTAGCATTAAAAGAAAACAGACCCAGAACTTCCATTTATCCTCAAGGATTTTTTGTTGAAGATTATTCATATACTGCTGATGGAGATTTAGACGAACATAATGGCAGATTTGGTGTTACTCCAGAATATCCTAATGGAGTTTATGCATATTTTGCAACAATTAATAGTGGATTAATAGAATCTACAGGATTTTTTGCCAATTATAAAAAACCCACTTTTCCATATGCAATTGGTCCTACTTATAAGTCTAAACCGATTGATTTTAACTTTGATAATTTATCTAATCAAGATTATATTGATATAAATCAAACAACTTGGAAAAGAAATATCAATTCATATAATCCACCATTATATGATTATCTTTTTAATCCGAACAGTGTTAGAAATCAAACTGCGATTGTTAAACATATTTCTAGAGGTTATTTAAGTTCTTTAAAGGTTAAAGAAGGTGGACAAAATTATAAAGTAGGAGATGAAATAATTTTAAATGACAATTCGGCGAATAATTTCCAGGAGTCTAGAGCAAAGGTTTCTTTAATTAAGGGGAAAACTGTAAGTCAAATCAGCGTCGCAACTTCTTCTTTTGAAAATGTTCAACTTTATCCCAAAGGACAAAATTTTATAGGTTTTACAACAGTACCTCACAACTATTTGAATAATGATTTAGTTACTTTTACTGGCGAATATGATTACAAAAAATTTGCTAACATAATTGTCACACAAAATGATCTTTTTATAACGTCTGGTGTCGGATCTGCTCGATACACTGGACTGGTTACTTATTTCAACGTTACTGGAAATTTACAATTTCCAAATATCAAAGAAAATGATATTTACATAATTGATAATGAACAAGTTAAAATTTTAAATGTAGATCGAAGATCATCTAGAATTAGAGTTATCCGTAATCAAAATGGAACTACGGGAATAACCACATATAGAATTGGAACTTCTATTATTGAAAGACCAAAGAAATTTGAATTAAATGCTGGTATTTCTACAACATACAATTTTAATATTGATCGTGAATTTTACTTTGACCCCAAAGAATCTGTTGGAGTGGGAACAACAGCTGGTGTTGGAATTGTTAGTACAATTTATTTTTCAAATCCAGGCGCTGGAATTACCCAATTAACAATTCCAACAAGATCAATTTATATTGAAAATCATAATTTAAACAGCGGAAATTCCTTAATTTATTCTACAAATGGGGGGAATCCGATTTCGGTTTCCACTAATGGCACTTCAACATTCCAATTAACAAATAACTCATTAGTTTATGCATTAAGGATTACAAAAGATTTGATTGGAATTTCGACCGTAGTACCTGTTTCGCGAAATAATATTTTATACTTTAATTCTGTAGGTCTTGGAAATACTCACAGTTTCAAAACAATTTTTTCCAATACTTTAGTTGGAGAGGTTAGTAAAAATGTTGTAAGGGTTTCTACTTCTGAAACTCATGGATTATCTTTATTTGATACTGTAGTTGTTGATGTCAAGTCAGGAATTTCTACTACAGTTGTTGTTAGATATAATGATTTTAATAGAAGATTGGTATTAAATCCCAGAGCATTTACTTCTATAGACACTAATAATAATATTATTACAATTAATGATCATAGATATTATACTGGACAAAAAGTAATATATACTTCATCATCTCCTTCGATAGGATTGGCAAATGAAAGTATGTATTATGTTATTGTTATAGATTCAAACAGAATTAAATTATCAAATAGTTTTTATGGAGCTACAAAAGTAAATCCAGAAATTATTGATATAGTTTCTTCATCCTCCGGATTTATTTCACCAATTAATCCTCCACTAAATTTAACAAGAAATCAAACAATAATTTTTGATTTATCAGATTTTTCATTATCTTATAGAAATAATTCTATTGATTATTCTGCATTTGATTTTAATTTCTACAAAGATGAAAGATTCACTGAAGAATTTAATACAACTAAATCATCAAAAGTTTTTAATGTAATAAAATCAGGAAGAATTGGAATCGATGCTAGGGCAAGGGTTACTCTAACTTTAAATAATGACGTTCCAACAGATTTATATTATACTTTAGTTCCAATTGACCTAAAATCAAATTCTCAAGTTAAAAAAGATATTGTAATAGATAATGATGTAATTGGTTCAAGTAAAATAACTCTACAGGAAAGTGTTTATAACGGAAGTTATTCTGTCGTTGCCATTTCCTCAAACACTTTCAGTTATAATGTATTAGGAATTCCAGAGTCTAAATCCTATTTGAATAATGATAGTAATGACATTGAATATTATACAAACTCTTTAAGTGCAGAAGGTCCAATTAAGGAAATTTCAATTTCAAAGAGTGGAGAGTATAAATCACTTCCGAATATATCTTCAATATTATCAGAAGAAGGATCTAACGCAATATTAGAACCTAGTTCAGTTTCCATCGGGAAAATAAAAAATGTCGAAATTGAAGACATTGGTTTTGATTACCCTTCTGACTATAGTGTTAGACCGATAGCAAAATTGCCAAGTTTCTTGGTATTAGAACCATCATATTCGTTTGATTATATTGGAATATCCTCTGTTGGAAGAAATTACAACGTTGCACCATCACTCATAGCTATTGATGGTTTAACTAATAAAGTTATTGGTGATGTTGATTTATCTTACAAATTAAGAGATTCTAAAGTTACCATAAAAAGAAACAGTACATTAATCAGTGGCGTAAAACCAAAAATAATACCAATAAATAATTCTAATGGAGTTAAGATTAACAATATCGTATTTAATAATTCGACAAAAGATGTAATAGTGACTTTGGGAGCAAGTTTTACTAATGTTCAAAATTATCCTTTTGCTCTCGGAAGTAAAGTTTTAATCGAGAATACAAGTGTTGGGATTGCCACTACCGGAAAAGGTTATAATTCAGCAAATTATAATTATTCTCTTTTCACTCTCACCGGAATAAACACAAATACAGGAACAGTTACTTATAATTTATCATCACATTTAAAGAGTGGAGAAATTCCTGGCAGATTTGATGCTAGATATTCTGTAGGAAAAATAATTCCAGAATCTCATTTTCCAATTTTCAATCCAGTTCTTAAGAAAAATGATTTTTATGTCGGAGAGACTGTTTATTCACCAACATCAACAGGAAAAGTAGAGTCTTGGGACCCTATTAACCAGTATCTTAAAGTCTCTACAGTTGATGATTTTGCTCTTGGCGAATCCATAAGAGGTGAAACAACTAATTCGGTTGGTATTATTAAAGAAGTATTATCATTTGAAACTGATTACAAAATTGATTCGACTTCTTTAGTTAAGAAAGGTTGGTATAAAGAAACAGGATTTTTGAACAATGATCTTCAAAGACTACATGATAGTGATTATTATCAGTATTTTTCATATTCATTAAAATCAAAAAAAGATTTGAGTACGTGGGACAATCCCGTGAGTTCTTTAAATCATACTGCAGGATTTAAAAAATTTAGCAATCTAATTATAGAGTCAGGAGCATAAAATGCGGGTATTTCAAGACACCACTACCGTTACAGACTTATCTAGAACTATTGATTTAAACTGTGTTTATGATTTTGACTTAGCACTAGAAAATAATCTCCTAATTAATGGTAGTGTTAAATCAAATGAAATTTTATTTAATTCTAGAATTATTGACGATTATATTGAATCGATCAATAATAGAGTTTTAATGATCGATGACATTTCAAATGAGTTTAATAGCAATCCAAGATCAACACCTTTTAGTGTAATTGACACTTTTAATCTTGATGATTTTAGATCTCAAAAATATTTTATTTTAGTAAAAGACAGAAAATATACCAACGAAGTTCAATCCTCTATAATATCATTAATTCATGACGGAAATACTGGATTTATAAACCAGTATGGAATGTATTCAACAAGCGATTTAGGATTTTTTGACTTTAATGTTACGGAAAATGTTGGAAATTTATTATTCTATCCAACAAAGTTTAAGATTAATGATTATTATACTTCAAATCTATCATTCTCGTTAACTGATATAGTTAGTGGAGTTGGAACAACTGACTTGGGAACATCTGTTCGTATTAGAACCAACACTTCTACCATATCAACAGGTACTAGCATAGCAACAACTGTGGTTAGTATTGCAACTACCTATAGATCATCAAAAGTTTTAGTTCAGATTGGTGCAACAGATTCTTCTTATTATGAATATGATGAAATAACTTATATTCATAATGGATCTGAAGTTTTTTTTATTAATTATGGACAATTAAGCACAGATAATTTTGTACAAAAATCAACTTCGGGAATAGGAACATATAATGCATATATTTCTTCAAATAATGTAGTGATTGATCTAATACCAGATAGTTCAACAACAGTTAATTATGTGGTTAATACTTTTAATATTTCTCTCGCAAATACAAGTTTCAGTGGAGTTGGAACTTTAACTATTGGTGGATCTTCTCTAGATTCTTCTTCGGTAGCGATTGCATCTAGTACTTCTCCGACTGCAAATGTTATTGCCAGTTATTCCAATATTAACAACGATTCTTCATATTCAATTATTAGTATTGAAGATAAAACAAACTCACAGTATCAAATTTCTGAATTTGTAACAATTACAGATTCTTCCAATAATGAGTGTTATACAACAGAATTTGCAATTTTAAATTCTAACAATTCTTTAGGGATAACAACTGCAGGTATTTCTGGATCAACTACAAAAACGTATTTTACTCCAAATGCAAATATTGATGTTGATGTTAAAGTCTTTCAAGTTGCACTGTCTCTAAATGATGAAATAGGCGATATATCATTAACTAATGGCGGTATTCATTATGATTTTGGATCTTATACAGGAACGGATAATGATATCAAAAAGAGTTTTAATTTAACACATAGAAATAATAATATTTTCCAGAGATATTTTGATGGAAGTAGTTCTTCAGTAGTAACAACATCTACTGATACTATCAGAATTCCAAATCATTTCTTTGTTACTGGAGAAGAGATTCAATATTCTTACTCTGGAACTGGTTCAAGTTCCATTGGAATTGCAACAACTTCTATAGCAGGTATTGGAACTACTGATAAATTACCATCAACTTTATATATTGTAAAAGTTAGCAATCTTGACGTACAAGTAGCATCTTCGGCATCTAATGCTCTTAAATCAATTCCAACTGTTTTAGATATAACATCGGTTGGGATAGGAACTTTACATACATTTACTTCAAAAAAACAAAATAATAAGTCAATTATTAGTATTGACAATTTAATCCAATCGCCTGTTACTTCAACTGCAGTTACGTCTACTCTTTCAACAAATCTTGGGCTTTTTGAATCTCAATTATCTATTTCTGGGATTACATCGATATTTGGGGGAGATTTAATTAAAATTGATAACGAAATTATGAGAGTTACTTCAGTTGGTGTAGGAGGTACAAATGAAATTTCTGTTTTAAGACCTTGGTTGGGAACTGAATTATCAACACATACTTCCACATCTCTTGTTACAAAAGTTTTAGGAAATTATAATATAGTTGATAATACGATTTACTTTGATGAAGCACCTTATGGAAAAGTTCCTATTTTAAATCCAACAAGTAGACCAGATGAAATTGACTACACTGGAATTGCAACTGGATCTTCATTTACAGGAAGAGTATTCTTAAGATCTGGAGAAGAAGATGCATTAACAGAAACCTATACCAAAAATTACATATTTGATGACATTTCAAATAGTTTTAATGGTATAGGTAAAACTTTTACTTTAAAATCAAATGGATTAGACGTTACTGGAATATCAACCGATAATGCCATTGTTTTAATCAATAATATATTTCAAGGACCAAATACATTAAACATCATTGACAATTATGATTTAGTAAACAATGCAGGTATTACATCTATTAATTTTACTGGCAATCCAAGTCCAACAACTTATGACATTAACGCTGGGAGTGTTCCTAGAGGAGGAATTATTTTATCAATAGGTTCCACTGAAGGATTTGGATATCAGCCACTTGTATCAGCAGGTGGAACTGCTATCGTGTCTTCTGCAGGAACAATTCAATCAATTAGTATTGGAAATAGTGGATCTGGATATCGAATAGGAATTCAAACTGTTGTACGTGTTGGAGTTAAAACTGAAAGCACCGGAATCCCTAACATTGAATTTATTGGAACCGCAGCAGTGAGTAATGGACACGTAGTCAGTATTGCTATTACTAACCCTGGTATTGGATATACAACGTCCAATCCACCAATTGTTGTTTTTGATTCCCCACTATCATATTCAAATATTCCTTTAATTTACAGTTCTCAGTCACCGTTAGGTCTAGGAACGGGTGCCGTAGTAGATATTATTGTTGGGCAAGGATCTAGTGTAATTTCATTTGAACTGAAAAACTTAGGTTATGGATATAAACCAAATAACATTTTAACAGTTTCTATTGGAGGAACTATTGGAATTCCAACAAATACTTCATTGAATTTTTCAGAATTCCAAATTAAAGTAGACGAAGTTCAATTTGATAACTTTGCTGCCTGGTCTGTTGGAAGACTTCAAGTGATTGATCCGTTAGATAATTTGTTTGATGGTAATAGAAAAACATTCCCAATTCTTATTGATGGCAATCAAACGACAATCAGATCTAAAAAAGGATCAAATATTGATGTTCAAGCAACTTTATTAATTTTTATTAATGATGTTCTTCAAGTTCCGGGAAAGGGTTATATATTTAATGGAGGAAGTATCATAAGATTTACAGAAGCTCCAAAGGAAGGAGACACTTCAAAACTACTTTTTTATAGAGGAACTGGAGATGTTGATACTCAAGACATAGATATATTAGAAACAATTAAAGTTGGTGATAAGGTATCTTTAATTGATGATAATATCAATTTAACACAAGAGGATAGAATCGTATCCGAAATTATTTCTTCTGATGCAATCAACACAGATCTTTATTCGGGACCAGGAGTAACTGAAAACGAAACACTTTTTAGATCACTAACATGGTGCAGACAAACTGAGGATTTAGTTATAAATGAATCTTATATTGGTAAAGATAGAATCATTTATGAGCCATACATCCAACCAACTACAAATATAATTCAAAATGTTGGTATTGGATCTACCGTAATTTTTGTGGAAAGTGTTAAGACGTTTTTTGATAGTGAGAGAGAATATGTCCATGATGGGACAAATGAAAAACCACAAAATGAAATTATTCTAATCTCACAAGACAATGTAGTTTCTGCAGCTGCAACTGCAATAGTATCAATCGCTGGCACTATTTCTTCTGTTGTCATTTCCAATAGTGGTGTTGGATATACAACTGCACCAACTATACTGATTGCGAATCCTGTCGGACTCGGCACTACAGCAAAACAAAACACTGCAAATGCAATTTCGACAATTTCTGGAGGAATTGTAATTGGTGTTGCAGTTACTTTTGGTGGATTTGGATATACATCATCAAACCCACCATCTGTTCTTATAGAATCTCCAAGGTTTAATAAGGAAACAATAAATAATGTTTCTTATTCTGGGGATTATGGGACAATAATTGGATTTGGTACTACAACTATTTCAGGATCAAATCTTAATATTTTTGATTTTTATATTCCAAGCGATTCTTATCTTAGAGATGAAAATATTGTTGGATCTGCTATAACAATGAGTCAATTGAATGTTGGAGATTTCTTTGTAGTCAAAAATTCTAGCGTAGGAATTGCTAGTACTCAATTATCCACTTATAGAAATGATAACTCAATAATAGGAATTTCTACACAGTTTATTGATGGAATATACCAAGTTAACGCAATACAAACTCATTATGTATTTGTTGGAACTGCAAACACATACGTAAAAAGAATATTTGCAAAGTCTGATATTTCTTCCGGTCTCAATGCAGTAGGACTTGCTTCAACTGCAACCACATTCGATGCAAGCATTTATACTTTTGATTCTACTAGAAAAACATTTGATTCTGATCAATATTATCAGTTTTATGGACAATTTACTTGGGGCAAAATTATTACACCTTCCAGAACTAATCTTAGAGAATTTAACTCATATGGATTTGGCGGTATTAGTACTTCGGCAAGTGTGATTAGATATAATCGATTAAAATATGTGGGTTATTCTACTTAATAAATATTTTTAAAGGTATTTTAGAATATGTCAAAGTTAGGAATAAATACAGGAACTTCTCCCAACGATGGAACAGGCGATTCTTTATTGCAAGGTGCCATTAAAATTAATAGTAATTTTGACGAAATATATTCAGCAATTGGTAATGGCACAACAATAACTAATTTTGCAACTGGACCTGTTCTTATAGGATCAACATCTTCAACAGGAACAATATTACAAACACTTCAAATAACTGGCGGTGCTTACATAAGCAGCAGCGTGGGTATAGGAACGACAAATCCTTTATCAAAGTTTGAAGTTTGTGATGGTGATATTAAAGTTGGTGTCGACACTTCTAACGGATTAATTTTAACATCACAAAACGGAACAAAATATAGAATACTTGTTAATAATGATGGTTCCATATCAAGTGTTGCCGTATAAGTGATAAATAAATAAAAACCTCTGTAAAATGTCTGCAATTATAACTGATCAATTAAGAATTTTGAACGCAAAGAATTTTGTTTCTTTAGCGTCTTCTTCATCAAATTCTTATTATACTTTCGTCGGTTTAACTAATGCAACTGATTATTTCTCCGAGTGGGAAAGAAATCCGCCGGCACCTAAAGATAGTTTTGATCAAGAAAATGACTATTGGGATACAATGGTTGCTTTAAAAAAAATTAAAGAGACCGATGTGACTCAAGTAGTTAAAAAAACAACTTGGTTATCCGGAACTATCTATGATATGTATCGACATGACATCAGCAGAACTAATACATCAAAACCATCTGGAGCAACTAATCTATATTCGGCAAATTACTATGTAATTAATAGTGATTATAGAGTTTATATTTGTCTTAACAATGGAACAGATCCAGAAAATCCATTAGGAAGACCTTCTTTAGATGAACCAACTTTTACTGATTTAGAACCCAGAGAAGCAGGCAATAGTGGAGATGGATATATTTGGAAATTTCTTTACAGCATTAAGCCGAGTGAATTTGTAAAGTTTGATACTATCAACTTCATTCCAGTGCCTAAGAATTGGGAAACTAGTTTAGAGAGTGCCGCAATAAGAACAAATGCATCTGTTCCCAATAATCAACTTAAAATTGTTACAATTACTAATCGTGGTGTTGGAGTTGGCACTGCAGGCAGAGTATATACAAAAGTTCCGATTAAGGGGGACGGAACAGGGGGACAAGTAACAATTGTGGTCAATTCAGACTCTAAAGTAGAGTCTATTACTGTTTCATCGGGTGGTGATGGATATACTTATGGAACTGTTGATTTAATTGGAGGAAATGTTCCAACAGGTATGACAACACCAACTTTTAATGTCATTATTCCCCCACAAGGTGGACACGGATATGACATTTATAGAGAACTCGGTGCATATAACGCTCTCATTTATTGTAGGATAGAAAATGATTTAGAAAATCCAGATTTTGTAACGGGAAATAGAATTGCAAGAATAGGCATTGTAGAAAGTCCACAAGCACACAACTCAACCTCACTTTTGAATATTGAAAAAGCAAGCGCAGTTTATGCATTGAGACTTGCTGGAGCAGGTTATAGTACAGCTACATTTACAGCAAATTCTAGATTTACTCAAAGAATAAGTACAGGAACAACAGCTGTGGGTAGAGTTATTTCTTATGATAGAGATACAGGAGTTTTGAAGTATTGGCAAGATAGAAGTTTTGCTGGATTTAATACAGATGGATCCCAAAACGTATCTCCAACTTTTGGAATTAACTTAAATAGATTTACTAGTTCTGTTGGAACTGGTGGGACAACATTTATAACAGGAACAAATCTTTATATTGATTCTACTTTTACAGGCGTCTCTACCTCGATAAATAATAGAACATATAATCTTGGTCAATCATTTATTGGTGGAGTAGCAAATCCAGAGGTTAAAAAATACTCAGGAAATATTATTTACGTTGATAATAGACCCTCGATTACCAGGTCACAAAACCAAAAAGAAGATATCAAAGTCGTTTTGCAATTCTAAAGAATTATGCCACAGGAAACTAACCTCAACATCTCTCCATATTTTGATGATTTTGATCCACTGAATGAATATTATAAAGTACTTTTTAAACCAGGATACCCTGTCCAGGCAAGAGAACTAACTACTGCACAGACTATTCTACAAAATCAAATTGAGAGACTTGGTGATCATCTATTTAAAGAGGGATCTGTTGTTGATCCCGGAAATATAGTTTACAAGAATGATTTAAATAGTGTTATATTGGAAAACACTTATCAAGGATTTCCAACTGATTTATATCTCAATTCTTTGACTGGCGTAAGAATAAGAGGAAGTCAAAGTGGAGTAACTGCCGTAATTGAAAATTATTTAACAACATCACCTAATATAGCAAATATTACAATATTTGTTAAATATCTAACCTCAGATTTACAAACTAACTCTTTAAAATCTTTTATTGATGGAGAAATACTACTGGTCGATGAAGATATATCAGTAATTGATCAAAATACGTTAGATGACGAAAATCCAATTGAAACTTTACTACAAACCGGAAAAGGATTCGCTACAACAGTTTCTCAAAACAGCACTTATAAAGCATCTGCAGTTTTTTTGGATGAGGGAGTTTATTATCTTAGAGGGCATTTTGTAAATGTTCCTAATTGCGTTTTATATTTAGATCCATATTCAAATGTCCCAAGTGCTAAGGTTGGTTTACGAATTTATGAAAAAATTGTAACTGCTTATGATGATGAAGATCTGTATGATAATGCCAAAGGTTTTTCTAATTTTGCAGCTCCAGGGGCAGATAGATTCAAAATTTCCGCAGTATTAGAAAAAATACCTTTAGATTCGGTTGACACTAATAATTTTGTTCAGTTATTGGAAATTAATAATGGATTATTAATTAGTGATAGAAATAAAACAAAATATGGAGTTCTTGCTCAAGAATTTGCTAGAAGAACTTTTGATGAGTCGGGAGATTATTATGTTAATCCACCTATTGTCAAAACACAAGAAACTTTAAATAATTTTTTGGGAAATAATGGAGTTTTTAATCCAGGACAGTTAACTTATGATGGAAATGTTGCTGATGAAGGATTAGGAACATATAATATTTCGCCATTCAAAGCTTATATTAGAGGATATGAAATTGAAACTATAAGTCCTACATTTTTAGATTTTGATAAACCAAGAGATACAAGCACTTTGAGAAATCAAAGTATAAATTACTATACTGGGTCAACTTTCACTCTTAATAGAGTTTATGGATCTCCTATAGTTAGTATAGCTACAACTTACTATGTGAGTCTTAGAGATTCTAGGGTTGGAGTATCTTCAATAACTGCAGCAGGTAAAGAAATTGGTCTTGCTAGAGTTTATGATTTTGCTTTAGAGACTGGATCATACGTCACATCAAATCCAAATGAAAATCAGTGGGATATTTCACTCTATGATGTACAAACATATACCGATTTAACACTAAATGAACGTATAAGTTTATCCACACCAGTTCATGTTAAAGGGAAAGAAAGTGGTGCAGTCGGATTTCTTAGATATAATGTTTCTGCTGGTGTAGCAATTACTGTTTATAATTCTCAAGGAAAATTTTCTATTGGGGAAAAACTTATTTTTAATGGCATAGAAAACACTAGAGTTACTAGAAGAGTTCGCTCATATGGAATTGATGAAGTAAAATCGCTTTATGGAATAGTTGGATCTGCGTATACTTTTACGGCCGATACTGTTCAAAGTTCTGGATTAAATTTTGGACAGGTAACAATAACACCAAGATCTTCGGGAATTAGTACAGTTACACTAACTGACAGATTTTTTGCTGGAATAGCTACCGTAGGAAATTTAGTTGCATTTTCCAACCCAGGTCTCAGAGTAGATACTTTTGCAAGAATTGAATCAGTATCCGATAGATCGTTAACAATTAGTGGAATTACTACAGTTAGTGGTATTTGCGATGGTGCTCTTCCAACTACAACTATAAATCCTAGTAATTTTAGAATTTTAACAACAGGATTGCAACAATCTATAGATAATTCCCTGTATACGGTTTTACCAAAATCTAATGTATCTGACGTAAATTTATCATTATCAAATTTGACAATAAGGAAACAATTTGATGTTACTATTTCATCAAATTCTACAGGAGTTATAAATGCAGGTGATAATGAGACATTTTTGCCATATGATGAGGAAAGGTATGTTTTAATAGGAAGAAATGGTATAGTAGAGCCTTTGAGTTCTGATAAGTTTGTATTTACAAATGGATCTAAGTCATTAAGAATAAATGGTATTCCTAATAATGGAGATGCAAAATTAATTGCAACTCTTAGAAAAATAAACGTAAAGGAAAAAATTAAAAATAAAAATAGAGTAAAAATTCTTACTATTGACAATTCAAAGTATTCTGCATCTGGAATTGGATCTACTACTTTAAATGATGGACTTCAGTTTGGCAATTTTCCTTACGGAACTAGAGTTCAAGATGAAGAAATATGTTTACTTGAACCAGATGTTACCCATGTTTATGGAGTATTTGAATCAAATGATCAAAATAATCCAGAACTTCCTTCTGTTATTTTATCTTCATTAAGTGGGCCTACAAATAAAACTTCAGATCTTGTTCTCGGAGAGCAATTTTTTGGGCAAGAAAGTCAGGCTATAGGAATGTATGCAGAAAGAATAAATGATTCAAAAATAGGTTTTGTATATTTAAACTCAAATAACTTTATTGAAGGCGAGCAAGTAACATTTGGGGATTCTAAAATAACTGCTTTTGTTTCAACCCTTGATCAAGGAGATAAAAATATTGGTTTTCTTTTTAATTTAGATAATGGTCAAAGAGAAACCATATACGATTATTCCAAAATTTTTAGAATTCCTAATACACAAGAACCAACAAGAAAATTAAAAATTATTTACGAATCTGCAAGTTTTTCTGAATCAGATACAGGGGACTTAACAACTGTAAACTCATATAGAGAATTTGATTATTCTGAAATAGGTTATACGTACACCGACTTAAGAAATTCAGATATTTTAGACATTAGACCAAGAGTTTCCAATACTTCTGTCGTTTCTTTAAGAAATTCTAATCGTTCTCCATTTGAATTTTTATCAAGAAATTTTACACAAACAGGTAGTTCTTCAGCAAATATTCTAGCATCAGATGAATCAATTTTATTAACATATTCTTTTTATCTTCCAAGAATTGACAGAATTTCTGTAGATAAAGAGGGTGGTTTTCAACTAAAAACTGGAGTTTCGGCAGAAAACCCTCAACCACCGATCCTTGCAGCAGATTCTTTAGAAATTGCTTCAATTTATCTTCCACCATATCTCTTTAATATTAATGATGTTAATATTGATTTAAAAGAACATAAAAGATATCGAATGTCTGATATCAAAATGCTCGAAGATAGAATTGAAAATTTGGAATTCTACACTTCATTGTCTCTTCTTGAAGTTAATGCTTCAAACTTTCCAGTAACTGACGATAGTGGAATTAATAGATTTAAATCTGGATTTTTTGTTGACAACTTTACATCAAAGATTTCGCAAAACAAAAACACAATCAGCAAAAACTCCAATGATGATAATAATAAAGAATTAAGACCTCCACATTTTACAACATCAATTGACTTATTACTAGGAACAAATTCTTTAACTGGTATAGGTGCTTCAGCAGATTCTCTTTCTGACCAAAGAACCAATAACAGTTTAATTGGATCTGGTGTGACGAGAACAGGTCAACTAGTTACATTAAATTATCAAGAAGTTCCTTATATAATTCAGCAATATTCAACAAGATCTGTAAATGTAAATCCTTATGCAGAAGATTTTTACAATGGAACGATTGAACTATTTCCATCCTCCGATAATTGGCTTGATCAAGTTAAAAATACTGCAAATACTATTTTAATTAACAGAGAACAGGGTGAACTTGCCTTATTAACACAATTCGATCCACAAACAGGATTTGCCGGAGCTACATGGAATTCTGTGGAAAAATTTTGGTTAGTACCAGAAAAAAGAACATCTTTAGGTAGTGTAGTAGTAGATACTAGAGTAATACCGTATATGAGGTCCAGAAATATTGAATTTATTGCCAAGAGATTAAAACCCCTTACAAGGGTATATCCTTTCTTTGGTGGTATTGATATTAGTAGGTATATTGTTCCAAAATTACTTGAAATACAAATGACCAGTGGAGTTTTCCAGGTTGGTGAAACAGTAGAAGGAAGAAGTGGTGGAGTTGGTGGAATAGGCAACCCATTTATAAAATTTAGAGTTGCCAAATCAAACCACAAGTATGGCGATTACAGAACCCCATCAGATATTTATTTGAAAAATCCATATAATTCTACAATACAAATTCCAGAATCATATTCTTCCACTTCTACGATTTTAAATATTGACACTTTTAGTTTGTCAAATTTACCACAAGGCGAATTTACGGGTTATGTAATACAAAATCTTGTACTGAAAGGTAGAACAAGTGGAGCGGAAGCTAGAGTTACTAATATTAGGTTAGTAGCAGATGAATTTGGTACTACTATTGGATCATTCTATATTCCAAATCCAAACGCAGATATTAATCCAAAATTTGAATGTGGTAGCAAAACTTTTAGATTAACTAGTAGTTCTACCAATTCTTTAATTTATGGAACATACTCAACTAGTGCTGAAGAAAAATATACTGCTGAGGGAAGAATTAATAGTACTCAGGAAAATATTCTTGTTTCAAGGCCAATAAGACTAGAAGTGCCAGCAGCAACTCCTACTATACCTGGACCAGGATCACCTAGACCAGAACCACCAAGAGAACAACCAACACCACCAAGACCATCATCACCAGCACCATCGCCAGCACCATCGCCAACACCATCGCCAACACCATCACCAACAATACCAAGACCAACAATACCAACACCCGCACCAATACCGCCAGTTACTCCAACTACCGTTTTTTATAATATAAACACACCTAAATTATTTGAGTCTGGTGCAAATAGATTAGAGAAAGTGGCCAAGGCGGCTGATATTCCCAAATCATTAATTAAAACAATTGATGCTGATATGACTGCAAAACAACAACAAAAAGTCGCTAACGCAATTAACAAATCAAGCTATGCAAAAGAAAATAACGTTGTTATATCCACTGGAAGTGCCAAAAATGCATCTCTCACTCAAATAGGAAGTGGTCAAGCCGTTGCTGTTGTAGGTAACAACACAAAAGTAGGTGGCGGAACTGCTGCAACCAACTCAAATAAGAATGCCGATAAAGGCAATAATTCCCAAGGAGGCGGCGGAATGGGCGACGGAGGTGGAATGGCGTCGAACAACTGGCAGCCAGCGCCGGGCACATGGGCAGCAATTGCACAGGGGACCGGAAGCGGCGGCGGCGGAATGGGCGACGGAGGTGGTGGCGGCAGATCATCTCCTGCACCGGCACCAGCACCAGCACCAGCGCCGGCAATGAATGGAGGTAGCGGCGGCGGAATGGGCGACGGAGGTGGAATGGGCGACGGAGGTGGAATGGGTATGGGCGACGGAGGTGGAATGGGTATGAGTGATATTCAACTAAAAAATAACATTCAACCTATCGATAACGCACTAAATAGATTATTAAAAATTAATTTGAATAATGTCACTTTATCTTGATAAAATTACAAAATTAAGCGGAAAATATTATGAATGGAATGAAAAAATGAAAGAAATAACAGGAATTACTGGTAATGCTTATGGAGTTATAGCTCAGGAAGTTCAAAAAGAATTTCCTGAGATGGTTGAACTGCAAGAAAATGGTTATCTTGCAGTTGATTATAGACAATTGGTTCCAGTTATGATCGAAGCAATAAAGGAGTTAAAATATGAAGTCGATTTTTTAAAGAAAAAATTTGAGGTGAACTAAATGAGAACAAATGAAAATAAATCAATTTATTTAAATGAACTTTTGTTTTCTGAAAAATTAATTGTTAGGAGATCAAAAATTCATAGATGGGGAGTTTTTGCGAGGCAACCAATAAAAAAATATGAAATTTTAGAGGAATTTCCTTATTTTAAGGTATTGACAGATCATATTAGTAATTTTAAAGGTTGTATAGAGTATAGTTATGTTTTTGATGATAAATTTAGTATCATAGGAATGGGATTTTGTGGTCTATATAACCACAGTTGCGATCCAAATGTACATTTTGAAATTGATAGAGTAAATGAGGTAATGAGGCATTACGCTATTACTGATATTAATGTTGGCGATGAATTGACTTTAGATTATGGTGAAGAAAATGCTTCATATTTCAATCTAGAATAAATAAAGAATAATAAAGATAAAAAAATGAAAGTTGTAGATCCACTAGCACAATCATTTTATGTTGAAAACGCGAAGGGAGTTTTTATTACCTCTGTTGATTTGTTTTTCATAACAAAGGATCCTACCTTACCCGTAACTGTTCAGTTAAGACCAATGGAACTTGGTCAACCTACTGAAAAAGTTTATCCTTTTGGTGAAGTTGTAGTAGATCCGAAAAATATTAATGCTTCCGGGAGTTCTCTGGTACCTACCAGGATAACTTTCCCTTCTCCGGTATATTTGGCAGGACAAAAATTTCACGCGATTAGTATATTATCCAATTCACAGAATTACACTGTTTGGGTTGCCAAACTAGGAGAACCTAATATTACTACAATAGGCACACCAGAATCTAAACAAAATATCGTTACAAAAAACCCAATTTCCGGAGGTCTTTTTAAATCACAAAACGCATCTACTTGGAATGAAAGTCCTTATGAAGATTTAAAATTTACATTATATAGAGCAAATTTTACTTCAACATCAGGCAATTTCAATTTTTACAGTCCCGAATTAAATACAGGAAATAATCAAATAGCAACGTTGGTTCCAGATCCATTTGTATTTTCATCAAGAAAAATAAGAGTTGGATTAGGATCAACAGTTGCTGATAATGTCGATCTAGTGTTTGGAAATACGGTATATCAAAAAGGTAGTAATGCAACTGGGGATTATGTTGCGGCGGCAGGAATTGCAACACAGAGTCTATCAATTATTAATGCTGGCATTGGATATACACCCGATTCTGGTTCTTTAATTTATTACAATGTTCCACTAACAAATATAACAGGAAGTGGAGCAAATGCTACTGCAGATATCACCATTTCAGATGGTGTCGCTATTGCAGCAACAATACAAAACGGTGGAACTGGATATGTTATAGGAGATGTTCTTTCCGTATCACAAATTGGATCAGAGACTTTAGGGAAAAATTTAAGACTTTCTGTTTCCGATTTGGCAGGAATAAATCAATTAATTCTTCACAATGTTCAAGGCGATTTTATAACGGGAACTGGAAGTACAATTAGTTATTTTAACAGCCTTGGTGTTGCTAAAGATTTAGACGCTGCACTTGGTGGTAAAGTTTCGGTTCCAAATGGTGGAATTGAAGTGGAAAATAATGGACTGAATATTAGGGTAAATCATAGAAATCATGGAATGCACGCAGGAGAAAACGTCGTAAGCATATCAAATGTTTTAAGCGATGTAAAACCAATTAAGTTAACTGCTGGATATGATCTAAATTCGACAGCAAATATTGCGGTTGATTCTACTGCCAATTTTTCGAGATTTGAAAATGTAGGTGTAAGTAGTACAAATCCTGGATACATTTTAATCGGAAATGAAATAATTTCATATCAAGGAGTTACCAGTAATTCGTTAATTGGAATAACAAGGCGGATTGATCAAACTTTAGCATCTTCTTATACTACAGGTGCTAGAATATTTAAATATGAATTAAATGGAATTTCGTTGAGAAGAATTAATACTGAACACACACTCCAAAACTCAGATGCTTTTGATCCAATAGATTTTGACTATTATAATATTAAAATCGATACTTCATCCGCAGGAAAAACAGGTTCTCTTCCGCAAGGGCAAGTAAATAGAACTCTTGGAACAAATTTTCCCAAATTATATGCTAGTAGAACAAAATCGGCAGGTGGAAATT